GGCGAAGCGTGGCGGCGATGCCGGCCAGTGATTTGTTGATTTCGCCCACCGATGCGCTCATGTCCGAGCGCAGGCCGTGGATCTCTTTGTTGAGACCGGCCACAGATTCATGCACCTGGATGATCTCGGCGTCGAACTGGGCTTTGCATTGGTTCACTCTGCGCTCGAGCGAGTCCAGGTTGCGACAACCGATGCAGTTGCGGCGCTCTTCTCCATCCCAGTCGACAATGCCGTCGCCTTCTTTCATTCACTGCTCCATGATTTGAGTTTGTCTGCGAGGTGGCGGGTTTGCGCGGCGACGGCGCGGTACATCATGCCGGCGCGCCAGGCGGGCATGCCGACACTGCGCATGGCTTCGTAAAACAGTTCGTCGGCCCGCGTGCGCGGGATGGGCATTTTCTTGATCAGCCAGTCATGCAGGACGGCTGGCCGGTGCGCGGTGTCGCCGGCCAGCAAGAAGGCGATTGGTACGCGCGGGACGCTGGCGAAATCCGTCACAAACCCGGTGGGGACGATGTACTGGATTTTGTCGTCGCATTCGTAGACCAGCGGCGTGCTGAGCATCCATGATCCCCGTCCCTGGTTGGCGCGGTCGTCGATCAACATGACGTTGAGGCGGGTCAGAAACATTAGGGCCCGACGATGACGGGGTGAACGATGACCGGCGCGGGCTGGGTGATGATCACCGGATCGATCGGTGGCACGATGACCGGCGCGGGCTGGGTGACGATCACCGGATCGGCCGGTGGCACGATGACCGGGGCGGGCTGGGTCACCACCATCGGCGCAGGTTGTACGCGCAACGCTTCGGCAACGCCCTGCGTGCTGGCGCGCACCAGCCCGACTGCCGCTTCGCCGCCCAGGTACAGGCCGGCGGCGGTGCCGAGTACGCCTACGGCTCTATCCGCTGCCCGTGCCCACGGGTCATCCGGCATGCTGATCTGTGCCGTGTTCGATCCCTGCGGGGCGTGCACGATGATCAACATCATGCCGGACGGTGTGGGGATTTGCGCGTCAAGGATCGGCTTGGCGGCTGTCTCGGCTTTGTGCCGGGCCAGTTCGATGTTGGCGCCGGCAATCTGGGCGCGCAGGGCGCTGTCGGTGCTGCAGCCGGATAGCGTCAGCAGGCCGAGTGCGGCGATGATGAGACTGACGATTTTGACGGGCATGTCATTTGCCGGCGGTGATTTTGTCCCACACGCTTTTGATGCTGCCGACCAGCGCGGTGACCATGATGGCGAGTCCGGCCAGGGTGTTGACGATGCTGCCGGTCTGCGCCTGGATGTCGGCCTGGACGGCGGGGTCGACGGTGATGCCGGCGACGGTGAGCGCGCCGAAAATCATGGCGATGATCTGGGTGAGCAGGAGGGTGAGGTTTTTCATAGCAGTTCCTTTCAGGCGTAAAACGTGCGCTTGCCGCTCTTCGGTGCGCGGTCGGTGAGGTGCAGCCAGCCTTTTGTCTGGGCGGGATGCTCGCGGTATAGGTTGTGCTTTTTCAGCAGGGCGTCGGTGAGGATGGCGTCGAGGTCGCCATCGGCGTCGTAGACATCGACGCCGCGCCCTTGTTTGTGGCTGCTGTTGGGCGCGCCCGTGTCGCTGTCTTGCGGGCGCCAGCCGCCGTTCTTGGCGCCGCTGATGAGGCTGCCGGTCTTCGGGTTGTATTCGAGCGTGCAGCGGTAGTTCTGGTGCAGATCGTCCAGTAGTGCGTTGACGGCAATCAGCAGCACGACGGCGGCGGCGCGGTGTTCTGCGGTAATGCCGGGGTGGCCTGCGTGGCCGGCGAAGTAGTCGCCCAGGTTGATGCGGGGCGCGGGGTTTGGGTTCATAGGCCGATGATCCGGTAGGGGTCGAGCAGACCTTCCCAGAATCCACGCGGGATTTCGGAGAGCATGCCGGTGATGATGCCTTCACGCTGGCCGTACCAGGTGCCGATGACCAGCAGCATCCAGACCTTGATGGATTGCGGGACGGCGCTGGCGTTGCCATAGCCGGCTGTGTAACTGATGCGAATGCTGCCGGGTTCGGCGCGTGCGCTGGGCCAGCTTTCTCCATAGGCAGGGCAAACGCTGCCTTGCAGGGTGTCGGTGACCACCTGGTAAGACGATTCAGCCAGCGTTTGACGAGTGCCGGCCGCATCCAGGTAGGTGATTTCTTCCACGCTGACCAGCGGCGCAGGTTGCAGGGTGATTTCATCCGACCAAGCTGATGCTGTGGTGCGCCATTGCTGAGTTACCAGCGCGCGGCCGGTGCGCGCTTCGGCGGCTTCCCGCGCGGCGCGGATGAGTCCGCTGATCAGCAGGTCGTCGTCGTTGTGGTCAACGCGCAGGTGCGCGCGCGCGTCGGCGAGGCTGAGCGGTTCTTCGGCGGGGGCGGTGATCAGGGATGCTGGCATCAGGTTTGCTCGGTGTGCGTGGGCTTTGCCGGCCGGCGGCGTTTTGGCTGGTCTGAAACTGTTGCGGTGACGTACTCCGCTGCGGCGCAGTCCTCAACCAGATGCTTGGCGAAGGCGGCGTCGGTGCGAAGCAGGTCGCCGCTTGATAGCGCGCCATAGCGGCTGGTGACGACCAGACCTTTGATTTTGACGGTGACAAGTTCCATGTTTTTTCCAAAAAAAACGCCCGCACAGCAAGAAGCAGTGCGGGCGTGGTTGGGTTGCTGGCGGTTAAGCCGGGGTCAGATCGCCACCGATGATCGCGGCCGGGCGTTCAGTGGCCAGTGCAAGGCGACGTTCGGCGCGAATGGTGATCAGGTTCTTGGTGAAGTTGTCGGAGTCGGAATCCGACATTTCCACGATGACGCCCTCACGCTCGTACACGGTGCAGGCCTGGGCGAAGTTACCAACCGCGAAGGTGTCGGCGGTGACGCCGACGGTGCTGATGATCGGCACTCCAAACAGCGTGCGCTGGCCCATTTCATTGACGCCAACGCGGACTTGGCCGGCGGCAGTGGTGAACAGGTCGATTTCGATCGTTGCCCAGTCGGCTGGGTTCAACAGGATCGCATCCGGCATGTCGCCCTGTGCTTCCAGCGTGCCCATGATCTGGCGGATCAGCACCAGTTTCTTTAGCGTTGAACCCAACGCGGCGTTGGCAATGCCGTGCGCTACATAGTTGCCAGCGTCGAAAATGCCACTGATGTTGGGTGCGGTGCCATCACCCGATGCAAGCTGGGTTTCCACTTTCCGGTTGACGCCATAACGCATTCTGGTATCGACATAGGCCGCCAAAGCGACGTTATCGGCGGCGAGCTGGCGGCTGATCTTGATCCAGTGGGCTACGGTAGAAATTGGCATATTCACCAGCGTCCAGGTCAAAGCACTTTCAGCCTTGGCTGCCCCTTCCGCCGCTTCCGCTGCGGAATTGGTGAAAGCGTTTTCTTTGGTAAACTCGATTGCGTTGGAAGCAGTCGGCAGCTTGGTCAAAAAGTCTTGTAGGGTCAGCGGTGAGATGGCGCCGCGCACGATTCCGGGCTTGCGATCCGGGGCAACGTTGGTATCAGAACCAACCAAGGTGTTTTTGACTTCAAAGCCGATGCTGCCGAATTGGCGATTGCCGGCCACCAGGTTGAGCTTGCCCTTGTATTCATCGGACTTGATGAACTGGGCGCCCCAGGAGGTCATGCCGGGTTTGTCTTCCGGCAGGGATGCGCCGCGCTGCTTGAGCTGGACGATTTCGTCGGCCAGTTCGCGCTGCTTGATGCCGAGGTTGTCAATGGCGGTCTTGGTATCGGTGGAAACCGTTCCCATACGCGATTCAACATCCTGCTTGGTGGCAAACTTTTCGAGCGCGGACTCGATCTTGTCGAGGGATTGCATGATTGCTTCGGGCATGGTTTTTCCTTTCAGGAAGATAGTTTGATTGCGAGGGCAAGCGCCTTCGCGTTGGCTGCTGCATTCATATCGCCGGCATCCGCTTCATCGCGCTTTGCCAACAACATTCGGGCTTTGGCAATAAGGTGCTTTGCCGAGTCCCTGTTAAACGGCCCTACCTCGCGCAGCAGCCGTTCAAAATCTTTGATTGATTCAAGCGATTCAATGCTTTCACGCATTTCATCGATGCCTTTTATGTCAGTAATTCTGGCCTGATCGTTGGCGGGGTCTGTGACGATGGAAATCTCTTTCAGCGCCTTGATGCGGTGGATGATGCGCACACCATCGGAACGGCGTTCCGTGCTTTTCGGGTCCGGGATGATGGCGACAGACAAGCCACTGACCAGCCCTGACTTCATCGCCCAATAGGCATCTGAAGCACCACGCATCTGCATGACAAGATTGGCTTCGCCAATCAGGCCGCGCGCGTCTTCTTTCAGGCCAGACCAGCGACCGACCGGAAGCTGCGCATCGAGCCAGTTATGGTTGACATAGACATCAACCGGCGACGAGTCCCCTGCCAGTACATCCGCATAAGCGCCTGGCATAATGATGTCGTTCTTGGCATCGACCACGCCGAACACGCTGCCGTAGCCGCTGAACGCGCCTTCAGACTGCGCATATTTGATGTCGCAATCACTGAGCGATAGGGTCTTGAGTTCCATTGCTGGCTCCTGGTGTGACTTGCCCGAGCTTGTCGAGCGGTACAAGGTTGGTTTGTGCGGTAAGCGCGTCCCCGCCAGGAATGGGCGGGTCGTTTTCAAGCTGGCGGCATTCGTTGCGGGTCTTCAGACCGTTCTGCACGGCCTTTCCGTAGACATCGAAACGGTCTTTGATGTTGGCTCGCAGCAGGGCATCAATGCTGAATTCGACGCTGTACAGCGCGCGCTGGTTGGCGGTGAGTACGCGCTTGCGCAGGGCTTGCTCAAAGTTGACAATGGCCGGGCGGATGGTGAGTTTGAAGAAGCCATCCAGGATCTGTTCGACGCCGCTGCCCCAGGTGGTGACGTTGGCATGACCGACCATCACCGGCGGGACGCCAAACCAGCGGCAGATTTCTTCGACCGTGAACTGGCGGGTTTCCAGCAGTTGCATATCCTCCGGCAGCAGGCTGACCTGCTGATATTTCATGTTGGCTTCCAGCACAAACAGACGGCTGGTGGTAGCGGTAGCGAGTTCTTCGAAGTTGAGCCGGATACGGTCGCGCTGATCTTTGTTCAGCACCTGGTCCACCATCAGCACGCCGGTCGGCTTGCCGCCGGCGGCAAATAGCCGATTAGCCGTGGTCTGCGCGTTGGCGGCTTCGTCGGTGGTGGCGCGCATGTAGTCAAGGCGGCTCAAGCCGATGGTGCCGTTGCCCATGCCCTTGAAATGCACCACGCTGGATTCCGCCAGTACGGCAACATCCGATCCGATGCTGTAGAGATAAACGACCGTGCCATCCGACAGGATGCGCATTTCTACCTGATCGGCAGACATCGGCGTCAGTGCGTAGGCTTCGCCTTTGGCGTCGCGGTCGATGCGGGCGTAGGCGTTGCCGCGCAGCAGCAGGTTGAGGATGATGGCGGTCCAGAACTCGATCGGCGTCATCAGCCGGTTTGGCGATTCGTGCAGCAGGGTCCACAGCGAGCTATCACGCGCCAGGTCGCGCAGGCCTTTGCCTTTCTCCAGGTAGACGAACAGCGGCAGGCTGGCGATGGTGGCGGCAATGACCTGGACGCAGGCCCACACGGCGCTGATCTGCAACGCGCCATCCGCGCCGCTGCTGCGCGTGTCTGACACCAGCGCTGACGATGGCGCGGAAAGTTGCGTGCCGCTGCGGTCGCCCAGGGCGAGGCCGCCGAAACGGAACCAGCCGGCAATGTGGGTTAGGAGGCTCATGCGAAGATGGGGTTATCCAAGAAGTCGTTGATGTCGGATTCGGCGATGCTGACCATGGCGCGGTTCATTGCCACCACAGTGGCGACGGCGGCGTCGATCTTGTTTTCCGGGCGTAACTTGCGCGGGAAGATGTTTTCGTTGCGGTCTTCCTTGACTTCGACGTTGCTGAACATCCAGACGAAGGCGGGGTTGCCGTCGTGGTGGAAGCGGCCGGCGTCGACCAGCGCCTGTATCTCTTTCATCGGCTCGCTGAGGTAGCGCACTTGCTGTGGGATGTCGACCACTTGAAAGCCTTCGGCGGCGAGGTTGGCGCCGAGCTGCTGGCCGCCCCAGGGGTCTTTGGCGACTTCGGACACGACGACGGTTTCCGAGCTGGCGAGGATTTCTTCTTCTATCTGGGTCAGGTCGATCATGTTGCCGGGCGTGGCCACCAGGTAACCGGCATTGACCCAGGCTTGGTAGTGGGCGTTTTCTGGTTTTTCTACAGCATCGCCTGGCACGAAGTTGCGGCTGATGGCTC